TCCCCAGCGTGAGGCCCTTGCGTTTGCACAGGTGCTTGATATTATCGCCTGTCGCGTGAATGTTCATCACATATCACTCCTGTATTTGATAATCTCGCTGGGTGTTGCCTTCCTGATCACAACTTCCATATCGGGATACGACTTGAGGAACGAGCAGGTGTTAAAGCCTACTGTCTCGGGTGTGTCGTAGTGCCAGAAGAAGGGCTCTCCGTTCGGTTTCCTGCCTACTGCCACATAGAGCGCATCCGCTTCGGACTTCATCACCATTTCTTCGGCGTTGGGTGGTGCGACCTCAGTTGTGATTTCAATCGGAGCGCACTCAGCACACTCGAGTATCTCTTCAATGTTCACGCCCAAAGCTCTTGCAATACACATCGCAGTAGGCGCCTTCGGCACTCTGTTTCCATTGACATACCTCGAAAGCGTAACCTCAGTGATTCCAACTTTGTCAGCGAGTTCCCTCTGTGACATTCCTTTTGCTTCCAGTAACTCCTTTATGCTTCTCATGCGCTCTCCCTCCTGTCTGTCGTTGTCGTCTCCGCCACATCGATCCCTGTCATCTCATAACAGGCCTTCCGGAGCCGCTCCGGGTTTGACCTGTATTCAGCCTCGATGTCCTGAATCTGCTGATAGATCTTACTGCACCGCTCGAATCCGAACTTGTACTTGCGATGCAGGGAGATCAGCATGCAGGCCATGATCTGCGGACGGATCCACTTTAGCTGCTGCTGGCGCATGTAGAGGATCTGCGCCTCTGTCATGTATTCCGGTATTGTGCCATTAAGGTAGTGCAGGTCTCTCCATCCCTTTCCGTCTCCATTTGTAATCTCGATCTCTGTTTCCTCTTCGCACATCTGGATCATGCTGTGATCGTGATCCTTAGCGCATTCCTTCCACACGTCATGCGACAGGTCGAACAGCCTGTTGATCGCCTCTTTCTTCTTGCCCCAGTACTGCCACAGCGCCATGGCCGTAGCGGAGTAGATGCAGAGGCAGTGCTTGCGGCCCTCGGTCTCAATTCTCCTCAGTGCTTTCTGTAACGGGTTCTGTCTCTTCATTCGGTGTTACCTCCGCTTTGTACTTCCTCGCCGTCGGTTCACTGCAGCCTGTGATCTCACAGATCTCTTTTATGGTCTTGCCTTCACTGGCCAGCCTGCGGATCCAGTCAGGCTTCGTGATCGTCTTGCCCTGGACAGGCATCTTCTTGATCATCGCCTTCGGTTTCTCTCCTTCTGGCTTCTATGCCTTCGGCGGAACCTTCCGCACGAACTCCCTGATCTTCTCCATGCAGTCCGGGCAGATGTCCCAGTCATCGAATTCACGATTGCCGTCCAGCTCGCTGGTCTTAATATCCCGCTGGTCCAGGTTGACGTATCCGGTTTTCTTTGCGTCTTTGTTGAACCGCTTATGGCAGCGGTCACATTCGATTATTCGCATTAGTTTTTCTCCTAGAAATCAATGTCTACTTCGTCTTCCATCTCCGGAATACTCAGAAAACCGTCTTCCAGAATATTCCAGCCAAACTTCTCGTGGCACATCCCTCTGGTCTCCAATATCCGTTTGCTGGGTATGTCGTACCACAGCGGGATGCCGTCAAACTTAACTTTGCCATTGTTCCTGTTTTTGGTGACCTGCAGGATCCTGTCCGGCCTTACTTCGTCCTCGTCCTTGGGGAGCGTGTAGTTCATGATCACATCAGCGAGGTTCGTGATATTGGACGAGCCCGCCACGTCATCATTGTTGAACTGGTATCCGTTTCGCTTCCTCGGGTGGACGATCAGCAGGATGATCACGTTATACCGCTTTGACATCTTGACCAGCGCTCTCACAAATGCGGTCTGCTGCCGGTACAGATCAGAAGACATATCATCCTCAATAGCAGTCATCAGATTATCGATCAGCAGCATCCTGCAGCCGTACTGTTTGATTGCTGTCTCCAGTGTCTTAAGTATGGTCTCGTTCTCTTCGTCCTCAGAGCTGACAACCGTGTTGTCGTAGATGTAGCACTTGTCGTCGTACCAGTCATGGATCAGCTCGAGTGCTGCGCCGTCGATCAAATAATTGTCATATCCGAGCTCTGAGGTCGCTACGTTGATGTAATCGCGTCCGGCACACTGCCTGTCGAACCAGTCTTGGAAACTCCAGTCCGGAAGCTCTCCGGAATAACAGAAGGTTGTCACTCCCTGGTCGATCGCATAGACGATAAACTGCGAGGCCAGTGTCGATTTACCGAAGCCCCTCTCGCCGGTCAGAATGATCAGCTGTCCGTAATAGAATCCTCCGATCAGCTGATTAAGCTGGGTGATCCCTGTGCTGATTGATTCCATTTCTGCCATGTTCTTAGACTTCACTTCGCTCAGCTTCTTGATCCGCTTGTTCTCGACTATGACGGATTGATTTACTGCATCGATTACAGCCTGTTTTCCATGCCGTACAAGCAGTTCGTTGGCGTCCTTGCAGTCTTGGTAGTCTTCTGGTCGAACGTGCTTTACAACGCCGTTAAAGCGGTTCTGCATTTCTTCCAGCAAAGTGATGTGTCCCTTCTCATGGTCTCCGAACACGATCAGCGTCTTGAACCTTCCGAGGAAGTCCCAGCAGTACGGTACCCATGTGAAGCCCTTGGCTCCTGTCGGAACAGATACCGCATTAATGTTTCCACCAAATGCCTCTGCTACACTGAGCGAATCTATCTGTCCTTCCGTGAGGACCAGTGTCTCGCTCTGATCAGCGCTGCAGTGGTCCATTCCGAACAGTATCGGCTTGCAGTCTCTCTCACTCCATTCCTTGTTTCGGTCCTTGTCCTTGTCGAAGTCCGTCTTCCGGTACTTGATGAACTGCATTTTCCCAAATTCATCAAAGAACGGAAATACAAGAATGTTGTCGTGTTCCTTCTGGGTAGTAATTCCGTACTTCTCCGTAATGGCTGCCGAGATCCCTCTGCTCTCCATGTATTCGATTGCAGGCGGTCTCACGATTGGGCGCGGATATCGGCTCAGGTCTCTGTATCTCTTCCGGCGGTTGAAGTACTCGTCAAAGTCGTTACCCAGAGAGAAGTTGAAGTCCCTCGCCAGTGTGATCATGTTGCCCTTGGCCCCGCATGAGGCTCTCAGGCACTTAAACTGACCTGTATGGAGATTAATAGCGAACGTGTTTTTATCGTCTGTCCTGTTCTTGCAGTATGGGCAATATTTAAACTGCAATTCATCGCCCCTCTGCTGATACTTAATGTGCTGTTCCTGTCCGAAGCGTCTGGCGTCTTCGGGGTCAAACTCGTATATGTTCATTCGTATCCCCATCCTTCTTCTTCGTCCGTTTCGTCATTCTCGGAAAAAGCAGGCGAAGCCCCTTCTTCTTTAATGCTTTCTTTAATGTATTCATTAATGTATTGTTTGTGCTCTGTCTGTGGCTCTGTCTGTGGCTCTGTCTGTGGCTCTGTCTGTGGCCTCGACCGTGGCTTTTTCTTGCTGTCTCCGAGTTGGTAAAAGCCGTAGTTTATCACGTTTATCAGGGTTTTTTTGGTGTCCCGTTTAGTGGCTATCATTTTGTCGCGTTCAAGCATATCTAAGAACCTAGATACGCGTCCGCGGCTCCATCCCCACCTCGCAGACAGGCTTCTTATGCTGGTTATCCGCGAGCCACGCTTTACGGTGACAAGTTTCTTGTCAAACAGGATTTGCCGGTCTTCGTGATTGACCATCATCAGCAAATCGAGCCACGCTTTCAAGTAGTCGGGATCATTCCAGATCCAGTGGTCTCGGATGCCCCTATACAATTTTATGTATCCCTTATCCGAACTCCCCACGCTCCAACCTCTCTTTCATATCCCGATATAAGATCTCTTTGATCAGCTTCCCACTGGTCTCTGCCTTGCAGAATATCGGCCTGAGATTGTACCGGGCTGTCCACGCTGTGAGCGATGCCAGGAACGCTGCAGGATTGAATCTGCTTTTGTATCTGTGGTTAATGATTCCTTCGTATGTGGCATTTTCCACCAGTAGGTAGATTACGGAGCCGTTGGCAGTAGCTCGCTCCATCTCTCTCCGGAAGCGGTCGCGTCCACGAGTAAAGCACATTGCCAATTCATCCAGTGACATCTTCCGCTCTATCACACATGTGGGCTTGACGGCCCGCGCCGTGTCGTAGGTATCGGAACCATTAACAGTGATCATTCCGCAGTAGTCTCCATAGTTCAGCGTTGCCCGCTTATATGGAACTCCGAAGGACTTATATCTTTCGACTGCCTTCGGAGTAGCCTGCTCACGATTATCCACGAGGATCTGGAACGTGTTGAGCGCTTCCGTTACCTCGAAATGATCCATAACTTAGAAGGGAAGTTCTTCTTCGGAACCATCGGGAAGATTAACGAAGCCGTCCATCTCGGAAGCACTGGCGGCAGCGGGCCTGTTTGTCGCGCCGATCAGTTTGTCCTTAGGGAGCTTCCCGGCCTTGCCCTGCCGTACATCCTCGGCGACACATGTATAGCGCATCTTGGTGTGATCGTAGACGTTGCCGTTGTATTCTGTCTGCTTGATGTGGAACTTGCCGCCGATCAGCTTGCCCTTGAGCTTCTTAATGTCGCCGTCGAAGACGAATCCGTTGTTGGAGTCCTCGAGATCCGCGAAGAACGTGTTCCAGTTTGTGAAGACGTAATCCTGGTCACCGTCTGCCGGTACGTTCAGAGCATAAGTGCCATCGATAGGCCACTTCTTGTCCTCATTAGTGTTGCGGTCGAACTGGTTCTGATAGAATCCGGCATACTTGCCCTCAGCGATGTCGAAGGCGATGTTGAGATACTGACCGCCGCTCGGCCATGTGTCGATCTTTGCGCCCAGGATCTTGACGACGTATGCGTCCTTGGGGAGTGCCTCATAATTTACTCTGCGTTTGGATTTGTTGTATGTGGGTAATGACATGATTAGTTTTCCTCCTTTAATTCGTCGAGTGCTCTGCGTGCCGCTAC